TACAGAGGTTTCTACCTTTGCTACACTGCAGGGCTACAGCCTACGCCTTAAGGGTAAAGCAGCACATGCTGCATTCTACGCTCTCAAGGAAGAGAACGCTCTCGTTATTGTTAACGATAAAGAGTTGTAATGCATAACCCTCACGACGCAGACCTCTTGTGGCAACAAGCCCTTGAGTCTGCCAGTGAGGTGTGCAAGACGACTCAGCTAGCCGAAGATGCTGCCTGCCATGCGTTTAACTACGTAATGGCTAACCAAGACAAATGGGACGGACGTCCTATGCGCAATTGGATTGGCATCATTGCACGGAACAAGGCGTTAACTCTACGTCGCGAGCTCAAGCGCTTTAGCGATACACAGTTAACAGAATACCACCTCATCACTAAAACCACTGACGGTGCTGACCACACACGTCTACATACTGCTATCGGTATGCTCAAGCCCAAAGACCAACAAGTATTGCGGATGCACTACTTCGACAATATGGAGCTGAGAACCATAGCTGAAGAATTGGGTGAAACTACAAGTGCTATCAAAGTACGTGTAATGCGCGCCCGACATAAACTTAAAGACCTACTATGATTAAACAAGTCACCCGTAAATCTATGGAGATTCGCTTTAGCGGTCGCTCTACGGACTATATTTCCCCGTCGTTTGGCTACGGGTGCTTGCTTAACTGTAGCTACTGCTACATGAAGCGGCATCTCGCTAGCGGACTGACCATTGCAGGTAACACGGACACAATCTTGCAAGAGATTGACAGACACGTGCACTTCTATGCCAATGTGCAGAAACCCAATCAGACTCACCCACACTTCATCACCTACGATATCTCCTGTAACGAGGACTTTGCACTCCATGCTAAGTTCCACGACTGGCAGAAGATATTTGACTTCTTCCGTGACCATGACAAAGCATCAGCTAGTATGGCCACTAAGATTGTACCCACTCGCTTTCTAGACTACAACCCAGAAGGTAAAGTGCGCATCAGATTCTCGCTTATGCCGCAACGTATGTCATCTATCCTAGAGCCTAACACGGCATCTATCGATGACAGGCTTGCTGCTATCGACCAATTTATCGATGCAGGCTACGACATCCATGTAAACTTTAGTCCAGTTGTATTATACAAGGGATGGAAAGAAGACTACGCAGAGCTGTTCCACAAGCTCAACGATGCAACAGTCAACAAGGATATCGTCAAAGCCGAGGTCATTATGCTGACACATAACGAAGCCAAGCACAAGTTCAACCTTGAGCAAGGCATCCCCGGCGAGGAGTTCCTATGGAACACCACATTACAAGAACCAAAGACTTCCCAGTACGGAGGTAAGAACGTGCGTTACAAGCGAGACTTGAAGCGCCAAGCCATACAAGAGTTCAAGGAGTTGCATGATAGCATAATCCCTTGGAACACAATCAGATACATATTCTAATGATTATTCTCGAATACCTTATTATTGCCATAACTGCTGGCTTATCAATTACGCTTGCATGGCTTACCATTCTTACGCTTGTTTCAATCGTACTGTCTAACCAGTTTGACTATTACCACAAGAAAGCAGAGCTAGCAATGGGCGACAAGAACTTTGTTGACGCCACAATCTACAACGAACGTACTCAGCGAACAGCTAAGAACATTCAGAGAGTAGAGCAACTTCTATATTTCCGCTTCTTCTCATGATTTACTTCATCGGCCCCCAACTGGCTATGGAGTCTAGTGACATCGAGTACTGCACAGAACAAAATGCTTACGACTACCTTAAGACAAAACGAGTCATGCAAGTCGACACGGAGACCACAGGGCTCTCCTTTGTGGACGACACGCTACTCACCATTCAAGTCGGTACCAGTGAGCACCAGTTTGTATTCGATGTCCGGCATAAGCCGACGTTACCGCTAGTAACTCTGTTACTGCAGTCGCGTGCCAGCAAGAAGATTCTACACAACGTTTCCTTTGACTACAAGTTCCTCAAGGCTTATGGTATTACGCTAGCCAATGTACACGACACTATGATTGTCGAGAAAGCATTGACTAACGGTAAGGACACGACGCGTGGTTTCTTCTCACTGGCAGGTTTGCTTGACCGCTATCTGAACTATCAGATGGACAAGACTCAACAGACTACATTCATAGACCATGAAGGCGAGTTCACTACTCAACAGATTGTCTATGCAGCCAAAGACGTAGAGTACTTGCAATCCTTGCGAGACTTTCAACTTAAAGATGCAGATGCCCAAGGGCTAGAGCAGTGTATTAAGTTGGAGAACGCAGCAGTGCTTGCTTTCTCAGACATCGAGTACAACGGTATGCTAGTAAACGTAGACCGGTGGCGAGAAATCGCTGCAGAGAAACTAGAGTCAGCTAACAAACTAGAAGCTGCTCTTAACCAAATTATCCTAGATGACCCTACGTTTTCGGAATTCAAGCCGTCCGCGTTTCAGACGGACATATTCGCGCCCGTCGAGGTGGCACGCCTTGCGTCCATCGATGTGAACTGGTCCAGTCCTCACCAGACTACCAAGATTATACAGAAGATTCTGCCAGAGTTGGAGTCGTCTGACACCAAGATTCTTGCAGCTAAGTACAAGAAGCATCACCCACTGATTGAGCTCTTCATCGAGTTCAAGGAAAAGTACAAGAAAGCTACGGCCTTTGGTCCTAACTGGCTTGACAAGTACGTGGACAGTGATGGCAAAGTACATACTAGCTTCACACAGATTATCAGGACGGGCCGTGTGAGCTCGTCTAAGCCTAACATGCAGCAAATCCCAGCTGACAATGATTACAGAAACTGCTTTATCGCACCTGAAGGATGGTCGTATGTGTCTTCTGACTTTTCGTCACAAGAGCTCTGCATCATCGCTCACGCTAGTAATGACCCAGTCTGGCTTGATGCACTTAAGCAAGGACAAGACCTCCACTCGGTCTGCGCCGACCTTGTCTACGGACAAGAATGGGTAGACGCAGCAGAGGATGACTGTCCTTACATGAAGAACAAGTCCAAATGTGAATGCCCCGGACATAAGAAACTGCGTACTGCAGTAAAGGGTATTAACTTTGGCTTGGCTTACGGTATGGGGCCTCACAAGTTGAGCGATACTTTGGATATACCAGTCGAGGAAGCACAAGAGCTCATCGACAAGTACTTCAAAGTATTCCCTTCCATCAAGCACTTCCTAGATAAGAACGGCAACTTCGGCAAGAAGAACGGGTTTATCAGAACACTGGCGCCGTACAACCGTGTCCGCAAGTTCCCCTTGTGGGCTGGTAAAGCGACAGAGCCCAGAGATATGGGTGCCATCGACCGTATGTCACGTAACACACCTATCCAAGGTGCTGCTGGTGATATGACGAAAGAGGCGATGGTACGTATTAGACAACTCATCTTCGACAAACGAGATGAGATTCAATTGGTAATGGCTGTCCATGACCAGCTAGACTTTATTGTACGCGATGACCTCATCGACAAGTGGTCACCTGTTATTACAGAACAGATGGAACTTGCCGGCAGAACTATCGTTACATCAGGTTTGCTTAAGTCCGACACTACTACCTGTAAAGTATGGGAGAAGTAATGGCATCCCTTAACCGCCGCGCAAGACGCGCAGCAAAACAACACAACATGAGCGAAGAACTCACCTTTGATAACGTAATTGAAACTCTGAACGCAGCAGTTCAGAACCTTGACAAATTTGCTCAAGCAGCTGCTGCTGACTCAGCAGATAACATCCTCCGTGCCCGCCTTACACAAGCCCTCGTGCTTGCTGGCACATCAGTAGAAATCCTCGGCGGCTTGAACGCGCAAGCTAAAGCTGCAGAGGCTGCACTCGCCAGTGGTTCAGACACAGACATCGACACTAAGGAGGAAAGTGAGAATGTCTAAAACTGGCGTATTCTGTACCGGTGAAGCCCCAAGCTATGCGCATGAGGGTGACGCCGGTGCCGACATCCGCGCTAACGTAACCGTTACACTAGCACCCGGCGAGCGCAAGCTCGTTGGGACTGGTGTGCGGATGGCGTTGCCTGACGGTGTCGTCGCGATGGTCTGCTCACGTAGCGGACTAGCTCACAAGAACGGTGTCATGGTGGTTAACTCACCCGGCATTGTAGACTCTGGCTACCGTGGAGAGGTGATGATTAACCTCATCAACCTTGGCACTGAGCCATTCACAGTTGAGCCGGGAGACCGTGTCGCACAACTAGTCATTACTCCCTTCGTAAGCGTGCATTTCCTGCCGGTGGAAGAAGAGTTCTTCACGTCTGTCGAGAG